ATTGAGGATATCAGAGAGTTGCATGAAAAGGAAGAAGACTTATTAATGGAACTTGAAGATTTAACTCAAGAGTCTGATATTGATGAAGGAGATGAATAATGGAAAATAAATTCGACCCAAAAGCTAAAGTTAAACAAGGAGATCTTGGTTCAGCTGCTGATGGCAAACAGCCTAATCAGGCACCAACTAATATTGATTTTGATAAACATGCACCAGGTAAAGGTAAGTCTAAAAACTATTTAGATTTAGAAAAGAGTGGTGAGTATTTAACTAAATCAGGTAAAGAGCATGTACAAGATTCATTGTTTAAATTAGCTGATCAAAAAGATTATTAATAAATAACAAGGAGAAATAAAAATGCCAGAAGGATATGGATACCCAAAAGGTAAGGAGATTTTAGGAAAAATCAGCCAAGGTGAATTTGGATCTGATGTTGCTAAAAGACCTAATGAGAAACTAGAAATAGATCCTAATAAAAAAATCACTCAAGGTGATTTAGGAAATGATTCTAATGATAGACCAGGAAAAAAAGAAAAAGTAGACGCATCTATTTTTAAGAATGATAATAACCCTACAAATAAAAAAGCAGAAGTAAAAGGTTACTAGTCATGGCTTTAGCAGATTCGGATAAACGTTTAAAGCGTACCCCTGATAATGATAGAGCTAAAATGAAAGCTAAAGCAGATCGTGTGCTTTTCGCTGATGTAAAGCAATCAGATATAGATATATTATTAAACACTGGTGGTATAACGGCTGATACTGATGCATCTGATATAAAGCAACGATTAGAATGGCAGGGTAAAAAATTAAATCCTACAATTACAGATCAAGAAATAAAAGATGTATTAAATAAAAAAATTACAAAGCCTACAGGAAAATTTAAAAAAAATTAAATAAATGGAAAAGAAACCATACACAGAAGAGTATGATCCATTAGTTGGATATATACGAAGCAGATTTCAACAGGCAGAAACTTCTAGATTGTATGATGAAAAGCGTTGGTTAAAAGCTTACAGAAACTACAGAGGACTATATGGTTCTGAGATGGCTTTTAGAGATAACGAAAAGTCTAAAGTTTTTGTTAAAATTACAAAAACAAAAGTACTTGCATCATTTGGTCAAATTATAGAAGTATTGTTTGGTTCTGGAAAATTCCCTATTGGGGTAGAACCAACTCCTGTCCCTGAAGAAATGGCAGAATATGCCCATCTAAAACCACAACAAATGCAACAACCTAATGGTTCTGCAAATGGAAATGGTGAAGATAAAAATCCATATGGTTTTCCTGGTGATGGTAAAGAGATTCCAAAAGGAGCAACTGCAGATATGCTCATGGAAAATCTTGCACAAAATTATGAAGCATTAGGTTTGGATGAAGGACCTGCTCCTGATCCTAGATCAATGCCACAAATAGAACCTGCAAGAATAGCTGCAGAAAAACTTCAAAAAGTTTTACATGATCAGTTGGAAGAAACTGATGCTATTAAAAGTTTACGTCATGTATTTTTTGAAATGTGCTTATTAGGTACAGGTATTTTAAAAGGTCCATTTACTGAAGATAAAATATATCATAAATGGGAAACTGATCCTGAAACAAATGAAGATACTTATACAGCAAAAATTAAATCGGCTCCAAAATTAGAAGCAGTATCATGTTGGGATTTTTATTCAGATCCTAATGCAACTAATATGAATGATTCCGAATATGTTATTCAGAGACATTCATTTAATAGACAACAATTTGCAGATTTAATGAAGAGACCTTTATTTGATGCAGATGCTATTCGTAGTTGTTTAGAGATGGGACCTAATTATCAAACAAGAGGATTTGAATCCTCATTATATGATAGAGAAAATGTTGAGAATTTATATAAAAATAGATTTGAGGTTTTAGAATATTGGGGTCTACTAGATAAAAGAATTGCTAAAGAGATTGGTTTTGATCATGATGATGAATTAGATGTAGTATCTGTAAATGCATTTATATGTGGAAATAAAGTTTTAAGATGTACTATAAATCCATTTACACCTACAAGATTACCATACATGGTATGTCCATATGAAATAAATCCATATCAATTTTTTGGAGTAGGTATTCCAGAAAATATGGATGACTCACAACAAATTATGAATGGTCATGCAAGAATGGCAATTGATAATTTAGCACTATCAGGTAATTTAGTATTTGATATTGATGAAACTTTATTAGTCCCAGGTCAAGATATGAAAGTATTCCCTGGTAAAATATTTAGAAGACAAAGTGGACAGCCTGGGCAAGCTATACACGGATTAAAATTTCCTAGTACTACAAATGAGAACATGATGATGTTTGATAGATTTAGACAGTTAGCTGATGAATCTACAGGTATACCTTCATACTCACATGGTACTACAGGTGTTCAAACTACTACAAGAACTGCAGCTGGAATGTCAATGTTGATGGGTGCTGCAGCATTAAGTATTAAAACAGTTATTAAAAATATAGATGATTATTTATTAAAGCCCCTAGGTAAAACATTATTCTACTGGAATATGCAGTTTAATGATGAGAAACCTGAAATAAAAGGTGATTTAGAAATTAAAGCAAGAGGAACATCTTCCTTAATGCAGAAAGAAGTTAGATCACAAAGACTTATGACGTTTATGCAAACAGCAGCTAATCCTTCATTAGCACCATTTGTTAAATGGCATACAATACTAAAAGAAGTTGCTAAGTCATTGGATATTGATCCTGAACAAGTTATTAATGATCCTGATAGAGCAGCTATATTCGCACAAATAATGGGGATGGCAAATGGAACTCAAAACAATACAGCCGCTACTGGAGGACAAGCCCAAATGGGATCTCCTATGCAAGCACCTGCAGGAGCTTCGACAACAGATAATACAGGAGCTGGAGGTGGCAACATCGGAACGGGCAATGTTCCGTTGCCAGGGGAAGCTGGCTTTAGTCAAGCAACTCCTGACACTAAACAACGCACTTAAACAAAGTAAAAAGGATAAATTAGGATAATATGGCACGAACACCTGTTAATTGGAATCCAAATAGATATGGATCAGTAAAACATGTATTAAAATTTGATGCTACTACAGGGACTTATTCCCTTCAAGAGCAGAATCAAAGTTATAATAATACTTATAGCTTTACTTCTTTACCTAGTGGTAATACACAAACACAAACAAGTACTAATACAAATACACAACAAACAGGTACTACTTCAGCACAAACTACAGAAGCTTTTGGTGATGTAAGACCATTATATGCAAAAGCAAATGATGAAGATCCTTTTAGTGCTGAATATGGTAAAGGTACAGCAACAGATGCAAATACAAATGTTATGGGCTTTGAAGTAGATCGTTCTAAAATGTATGATGCTAATGAGGGTCATCAAGCATTCGATAAAGGTACTAGTGATTTACCACCAGGACATCCCAATCATCCAAATAAAAAATTTCAAATGACTCCTAGTGAAGATATAGATATGTCATATAAAGAAGGGGATTTTAATGTTACACCTAAAAAACCAGGATTATTAAGTTATGAAAATGTTAAAAGTAAAATGATAGATCCTGCTATACAAGTAGCTAAATCAGTATTTAAAACACCAGCAATGATGATGATAGATGCGATAGCTGGTGAAGAAACAGTTATAAATAAACATGATAAACAATATTTTACTGCTTATACTTCAGGTTCAATGTCAGGAAGAATAACAGGTGATGATGGTACTTATGATCCTTCAAATAATTTGTATCATGGAATGAATAGAGTTTCAATGCATGGTAATCTAGAAAAAGCTGGAGCAAAAAGAATTGCTCGTATAGAAAGAACTATAGCAAAGAAAAAAGCAAAAGGTCAAGATACTACTACTTTAGAAAAAAGAGTAGCAAATTTTAAAGGTGAACAAAAAGAATATACTCAATCAAAAATAACTGCAAAACATAAATCAGATTTAGCTACAGGCGGAGTTGCTCCAGGTGCAAGTAGTGGTGGTACTGGAGGGGGTAGTGGTCCTGAAGGTGGAAAAAGTATAATCTGTACACAAATGTATCAACAAACTCAATTAGAAGATTGGAAAAAAACTATGCAATTATGGTACATATTCCAGAAAAAATATTTAACTATGGAACACCAAGAAGGTTATCATTTTTTATTTAAACCATTTGTTAATGGTATGAAAAAATCTAAAGTATTAACTGCACTAGGTAAACATTGTGCAATTGCTAGAACAAATGATATTAAACATATTATGTTTGGAACTCCTTTTTCTTTATCAGGAAGATTAGTAAGATTAGTTACTGAACCAATATGTTATATAACAGGAAAAATTAAATCATGGCTATAGATCAAAGAGGACAAGTTACAACTACAGGTATGTTAAATAAACCTAATATGAATGTACAAGTACCTAACATGAGTAATTTAATTCCACCTAAACAAGAAGTTAAACAGCCTGTACAAAAAGTTAAACAACCTATACAAGTAGCTACACAACCTGTAGATAATACTTCTAGAGAATCAGGAATTGTAGAAAATATACAAAGAAATATAACAGCTGAAGATATGACTGTATTAGCACCAGTTTTATCTCCATCTGTTAAATCAGTATTAGCTAAAATAATACCTGAAATAACACCTTTACTTGAAGGAATTGGTACAGACGAAGAAACTGTCCCAGTAAAAGTTTCGATTTTTACTTCATTACCAGGTGATATACAGGATTTTATTATTAAATCTAGTACAAACGAGATGGATACTAATAATGTGCCACTTGATACATCCCCAGATGCAACAGGTATGATGGCTCGTAAAGAATCAGAATTACCAGAAACACCTGAAGAGGGTATAGACTACGATCAAATAGATGGTATAGAACCAGATATAGACATAGCCTAGTATCAACCCACAAATTATGGAAGTGAGCTACCCTTATCCATAAGGCACTCAAACCTAAGAGGAAAAAATGGAAGACAAAGAAAAGGAAGCTACAATTTCGCAAGAAGTTGAAGCCCCTAAAGAGAAACTTTTTAAAAAACCTAAAGCTAATATGTATAAAAAACATGATGACGCAAGTGATCCTGAAATTGAAGCATTTGCTAAAGGTGAATTAGAGAAGTTTCATAGAGAGAAAGCAGAAACAGCAACCGTTCAAAAGGACACAGAAGCATCTAAAGAAATTGCAAATTCAGATGGTAATGCTACTCCTTCAACTGAACGCCCTGAAAATGCAGAAGACCGTGTCTTTAAGAAACGTTATGACGATTTGAAAAGACACTATGATTCTACACTCGGAAAGCATAAAGATGAAGTTCATACTTTAAGAACTCAATTAGAACAATCAGCAAAACAAATTGTTCCACCTAAGTCAAAAGAAGAACTTGAGGCTTGGAAAAAAGAATATCCAGATGTATATCAAATGGTTGAAACTATTGCGATAGACAAAGCGGATAATCGGGCAAAAGAGATAGAGGATAAATACCAAAATCTTCAAAGCCAACAGGAACAAGTAGCACAAGAAAAAGCTGAAGTAGAACTTCTTAAACTTCATCCTGATTTTCAAGAGATTCGTTCAAAAGACGAGTTTCATGAATGGGCTACGAAACAGGATCCAGTTATTCAAGATTGGCTTTATGAAAATAAAGCTAATGCACAATTAGCAGGGAGAGCAATCGACTTGTATAAAATGGATAAAGGACTTGGTAAGTATTCCAATAAACAGGAAAAAGATATTAAGAAAGAAGCTTCTAAAGCTGTATCTAAAACTAGAAAGGCTGAATCAACTGAAGGTGCTAAACCTAAAAAGATTTGGTCTAATGCTGAAATCAGTAAAATGAATGTTAATGAGTATGCTAAGTATGAAGAAGAAATCGATAAAGCTGTAAGAGAAGGTAGAATCCAACCTTAATACTAACAATATAATTGGAGGCTAACACATGGCTACAATGGGACTTGCTACTGGCTACCAAAATTTACCTTCGGGTAACTGGGTACCAGCAGTATATAGTCAAAAGGTTCAAAAGTTTTTCAGACGTGCATCAGTTGTTGAAGATATTACTAACACTGATTACGCTGGAGA